CTAACCATTCAATACATCATTTAATCTATCTTCTGAACTAGGGCAAATATGACAGTAAATATTTAAAGTAGTTTGTACCTTTTCATGTCCTAATCTTCTGCTAAGAATAACAATGTTTACTCCATTAGATAATAAATAACTTGCGTGACTATGTCTTAAATCGTGAACTCTTATTCTTGGAACTCCTGCCTTTTTACAAGCGGTATCTAATTGTCTTTTTAAAGAATCTTTAGATAAATAAAATATTTTGTCAGTTTTATTAGGTTTATAAGATGTATTCCATAGATCCTTAATACAATTTAATACAACATCATTTACTGCAATAACTCTTCTGCCTCTTGGAGTTTTTGGGTCTGTTATTAATCTTTCTTTCTTCACTATTTGAAAATTTTTATTTATCATAATTGTTTTATTTTCAAAGTCTACATCTTCATAAGTTAGTGCTAAAAGTTCTCCTTTTCTCATTCCTGTCCAAAATAAAATGATATAAAAAAACTTATTTTCTTTATCTGTAACACAGTCTATCATTTTATTAAATTCTTGTAAAGATAATATTTGCATTTCATCAGCGTCTTTTTTTCCTATACTTCCAGCAGTATGACAAGGATTTTTATCAAGATTATGAAATCTTATAGCATAGTTAAATATAGCCGTTAATTGATTATAGATAGTTTTTAAATATGTTTTTGAATATTCCATTTTAAGTAAATCTGTTTGCCATTTTCTAATATGAATTGGCTTTATATCCTTAACTTTCATTTTTTCAAAGAATGGCAGAATTTTAGTATTAACTATATATTCTTTTGTTTCCATAGTTGTTTTTTTAATTCTACTCTCCATATCATTATGATAAAGTGAATATAAAGATTTAAAGGTCATCTCAATAGAAAACTGACTCTGTGCTAAAAATTCTCTTTCAAATTCAAGAGCTTCTCTTTTAGTATTAAAGCCTCTCCTGTGTTTCTTTCTCCTTTCATTCTTATAATCTGTATAATAAAACAGGGCTTCCCACTTCCCTGTTTTATCATCTTTATATGCTGGCATAATTACCACCAAGCCTTTCAAATAAATAGTCTTTTAAGATTTTTCCTCTTATGGTCCTATATCCTTTTGCTTTTAATTCTTCGTTAAGTTCTCTTATAATCTTACAAGCACAATCATATTCTAGTCCAGTTAATGCCATAACTTCTTGTGGGTTTATTAATATTTTGTCTTTTGATATTTCCATTTTACCACCTCATACTTTAAATTTCAATTTTTATGCAACATCGGTAGCATTATATGTTAAGTTACCCATTTTCTTTCTCCTTGTTTTTTTCAGCTTTCAATTCATCTATTTCTTTCACTATATTATCAAACATTCTATATACATCATCTATTTCATTTTTTAAAGTTTTTATAGTTGATGTTAATTCTTCTATTTCACATTTTGATTGAGTTATTTTTTTATTTTCATAGACAAGGACTAATTCAAATCCTTTTTCTGCTTGAATTGGTTTAATTTCCTTCAAAAAGAAATCGGTTTCAAATGCTATTTCAGATATAGATTTTAAACTTTCAGATAATTCATAAGAATTTTTGTTGTTATACATATAAATTACAACATTATCTTTTTGGTTTCCTTCAAACAAAAATTTATAATTACGGCTCATAATCAATTCCACTCCTTACCAATTCTTTTCATATTCTTTTGCCACTTTTCCCAATAGCAGTTAAAGTTTCTGGTCTTTTAAATTCCATTATCTCACTTCCTCATAAGTTGCTATAAATATATCAGGTTTGCAAGGATAAAACTCACCTTTAACATCTTTTATTATGTAATCTCCAAAACTAGCTTTCATATATCCTTCAAGTGTTGAAATTCCTATATAACCTTGTTCTTTTATTCCATATACCATTTCATCTAATTCTAATCTACTTTTAATCTCTTCATAATTTGTGTTATCTAAAAAATTAAAAACTTCTATAATGTTATCCTCTTTTAATTGTATTGCTTCTATTTCCACAGGTTTTTTAACATATTTCTTAATCATTATCGCACTCCTTTATAAACACCAACCAATGTGTCTTAGCTCTCTTATTTCCAAAAAGAGCTTTAATATTAGTCAATTTTAATATTTCTGATAATTTTATTTGTTCTTCATTCCATTTAAAAACTAATATTCCATTAACTTCCAACACTCTAAAACATTCTTTAAAACCTTGTTTTATATCCTCTTTCCAGTTACTACCAAGATGGCCATACTTTTTAGCCAACCAACTTTTCTCTCCAACTCTCTTTAAATGTGGAGGGTCAAAAACTACTAGCTTGAATGTTTCATCTGGAAAAGGGATATTTCTAAAATCTCCTATTATATCAGGCTTTATTATTAGTTTTCTTCCATCACATAACACATCTTCAAGCTCTCTATTATCCATATACACTGTGTCATCTCTGTTTTTCTGAAACCAAAACATCTTACTTCCACAGCATACATCTAAAATTTTTTTAGTCATCTTCCTCCCAATCAGCTATTAAAGATATGCCACTATCAATAAATCCACATTTTTCACATTCTACATTTGTTTCATAGTCGCTTTCTTCTAATTCAAGAGGATAGCCATCTTTACCATAGCCACTATATTTTTCATATCCTCCTACAACTCTTTCTATAAATTCAGTTCCTCCACAATGTTTACACTTCCACATTTTCATCACTCCAAATTATTCTTAAACCTGGTTGACTTGTAGATAATTCCAATATTATTCCGTTTTTTTCCATTTTTATATAAATGACATCTCTTTCTTGAATTGAATTATCGTCCTCTGCCAATCTTATCTCTTTAACAATACCTGCATTTCTTACTATCCCAGATATATGACCATCAGGTTTCTCACCAACTATATATGTTTCATCATGATATGGCATCTTCACTTCTATCCCTATTATTTTGATTATTTCTTGTGTCATTATTCATCTCCTCCAATCTCTCCTGCTCTTACCTTAGCCCAGAACTCTTGCCAGTCGTTGCTATCTATTACTTTTTTAACTTCTTCTCTTGTTTTAAAATAGTTCCCTAAATCATATCTTAATTTATCATAAACATCATTAACTTCTATTTTTAATTCAATAAGCCCAGACGTTGATATCGAAAAATATTTTTTGCCTTCTTCTGCTCTCCATCTCTTAGGTATTCCATATTTTTCATTAATACAATTTATTTTATCTAAAAATAAAGCAATATCTTCTCTTGGGACCGTAAATATCAAATTGTCATATTTTTCATCCCCATATGTATAAAGTTTTTTGTTTATAAAATCCCAACTTGGAAAATTATAACTTCTTGAATATTCTGTATCTTTACTTCTTTTTAAAATCTTAGTATTTTGTTTTAACATCCCAATTATTCCAAAATTATTAGTTTTTATTATTTCAAATTCCAATACATTTTCTTTTTCCATTACTTCCTCCTCACAAATCTATAAACGTCTAATTTCTCTGCATTTCTTTTTACCTGTTCAAATTCCACTGTACTCAATTCACTAGCCTTAAAGTTCAATATTTTCTTTAATGCTTTTTTTATAAAATATCGCCATTTCTTTACTCATAATTAACCTCTGTATTTTCCGACTGTTTTCAAAATAGAAATAGTCGTTATTCCTTAAAAAAATTTAAAAGAATTTGTTCCACTTCGCTAAAATTTATTATATAATTTCTCATTTTAGGGTCATCTGAATAATAATATTCTCTCCCAGTTACTCCTACAATTATAATTTCTTTTTCTTTTATTACTGCTCCTTCGATGTTTTTTAAATTAATCAATTCTGTTTGTCTACTTGAAAATAACGCTCTAATAGAATTCATTCTTCCTCCTTAAATGCTTTGAAATGTCCTTTATATATTCCTTTCAACTCTTTCACTTGTTCAGGACTTAGATATATTCCAGCAAGATGATATTTTTTCATAAAATCAATCCTACTGATACAGTTATCAGCTTCATCGTGGTGTTCTCTACATAAGCACATTACTCTATAATTTAGCCCTGTATCTGATTTATAGCCTGAACTTCCAACTCTATCAAAATGTTGTAATTCTCCTGGCTTTCCACAGATACAACAAATCTTTTTCTTTAAAGTTACCCATATAAAAGTGTCTTGATAATCTTCTGCAAATAAATCTCTAATTTCTTGTCTTAAAGGTATTTCCCAATAGATAGCCATTTCAAATAGCCACTTAACAAAATCATTGGCTTGTTTTTGAGTTAGGCTACCAAGTGATAAGCTAAATCCACCATTTTGAATTGCTAGGCTCTGTAATGCCTTTATAACATTGCTAGTCAATTCATCTACTGTTAGGTTATCCTTGTTTATAATAGAAGAAATTAGGAACGCCTGAGCATTTTTAACAGTATCAAATCCATCATAGACTTTTACAAATTTAGCTTTCATAACTTCTTTTGTGTAAGCTAATTCTATAAATGACGGTTTTGCTCCTGCTTCATTCCCTTGACAAAAGTTAGCAAAGTCATCTAAAAGCCAATATATTAATTTTTGAGTTTGTCTTGTGTATCCTAATTTCTCCATTTTATTTACTCCTAATTATTTTTATTTTCCCAAATTACTTGTAATCCAGGTTGTCCCTCAAATATCCAAATTTCTTTGTCTGTTTCAGTTGTAATTAGATAATCATTTCCATCACAGTTTATGTTTTTTTTTTTATTTCTTTTACAATTTCTTCATTACAACAATTTTTGCTTGAATTTATACTTTTTATTATTATTTCTTTTCCAACTTTATACATTGCTTCATAGTATGGTAATATTATGTCAAGTTCTATTATTTTTCTCATTTTCTCCTCCTAAAACGGAAATTCCTCATCAATATCATCAGTTGTTGCTTCTGTGTTACTGTTTACACTATTTCCATCTTCTTTTTTACTTCCGACAAATTCAACATTTTCTACAATAATGTATTGCCTAGTTATCTTATTTCCATCTTTCTCATAACTATCAATTTTTACATTACCTCTAATTAGAATCTCTTGCCCTTTTCTAAAATACTCTGCTATAAACTCTGCTGTCTTATTAAAAGCAGTACACAGTATAAAATCTGTTAAATCTTTATCCTTACTATATCTGTTTACTGCCACTGTGAAACTTGTATAAGGTGTTCCTGATTGACTGAATAATAGGTTTATATCTTTTGTTAATCTTCCCTTTAAAATCACGATATTCATTTTTTACCTACCTTTTTTAATTCAGTGTATATTTTTTTTAGTTCTTCCAAACTGCAATCTAATAAACTGTTTTTATTAAACTTAGCTGCAATATTTAATACTTCATTGTATAAATCTTCTGTATTAGCAAGTTTAGTTATTTCTTCTATTGCATTCTTTTTTCTTTCATCTTCTGTTTTTTCTTCTTTTCCGTGTGTATTAGTGCTGTCACTGTCTTTTGTATCATCTATTGCAAATAATCCATTAAGTGCATATTTTCTAGCATATGATGAACTAGCTCCTGTGATTTGTGATCCGTCTTGCCCTTTTTTTGTTTCTTCTTCTCTTGCAAAAGCACTTGTTGAAAATGCTTCCCCAGTTTCACTATCTATCAATGTAACTGTGGCTTTTACATAAAATCTTCCCTCTATAAACACAATTTCATCTTTTAAACTTATTACTGTTTTAAATTCATTTAATAAAGGTTTTAAAGCTTCTAATATATCTTCACAATTACGATACTTATAATTACCAAATTTATTAAACTGCGATTTTGGAGCTTTTAATTTTATTTGAATTTCATTTAATTTTTTATATATGTTAGTATTTTCCATTTAATAACATCTCCTTTTTGTTTTTAGCTTCTTCTATTGAATAAAATCTATATGTTTTATTTTTATATTTGAAACAAATATTCTTTTTTAAACCTTTTGTTTTATCTAAATATATTCCAATTTCTCCTGTAATTTTATTAACTTTCCTTGCTGTGTTCTTTATGTTTTCAATTCTATTAACTTCTCTTAGATTAGAAATTCTATTATCTGTCCTTATTCTGTTAATATGGTCTATCTCTTTTTTAGGAAAATATCCATAATATAGTAAAAAAGCTAATCTGTGTGCTTTGAATTGTTTCCCTTTTATTTTTAATATTAAATAACCATCTTTATCAAAAGATCCATTGCTATTTTTTCTGTCAATCCTTGTTATTTGACCTGTTAAATGATTGTAAGAAAAATTTTTAAAGATATATTTTATAAGCTCATGATTCATCTTTCCCTCCTACATCAATTCTTCTAACTTCTTAAATGGATAATTCAAAATTTTAACTATCCATTTGATTTTATGTTTTACTATTTCCTTAAAACTTGCTTTTTTAAACTCCATTTTCTCCCTCCATTTCTAAAATCTTTTCAACTGCTTCAACTATTGTTAGTCCTTGTAACTCTTTATCTCTCCAATGTTTTATAAATGTTTTCCAGTGCAGCATTTTTTATTCTCCTTTTAATTCTTCTAATATTTCTATAGTTTTAATTATTTTTTTGTTTGCACTTTCTAAATCCAAAAAAATGTGTTCATTATAATCTGCTTTTTTATTTTCAGACCAACCACCATAGTAAATTTCAATACTAATACCATTAGCATTTCCGTAATAACTCATAAAAAAACTTTTTTTTATTTTTTTATTTACTTCTAATCCTAATTCCATTATTTTTAATACCTTTTCTTTCGTTCCTTTTTTCATTTTCTCCTCCTTAGAGGGAGCTTTTACACTCCCTTATATAAAATCTCTTATTGATAACCCACGACTTCCGTATGGATCTTCTTTTTCATATTCCCAAGCAGTTATATTTAGCTTTTCAATTTCTATTTCATTTTCTAAATCCCTTAAATCTTTCAAGAACTTAGAAAAATTTTTACTTTTTATTTTAAAAGAATATGTGTTTTCAGTTTTTGGTGCAGTTATTTCAACTTCTATATTTCCTCTTAAATCTGTGTCATAACTAGCTACTATTGAAGTATATTCATCTTCCAAGTAGCTTAAATCTTTTAAGTCTGGGAACAGTTTTAATACTTCTGCTCCTGTATGTGTATCTTCTTCTGTGTATAAGTTCCATTCGTGATTAGTAAATTCTAGTGTGAAGTTTTTTAATTTCATTTTCATATTTTCCCCGTTTCTCTAACGTTTTTTACGTTAAAATTATTTAAAAAAATTTGTTTTTCTTTTAACTTTATATATCTTATAATTAATTATAACGTTTTTTACGTTATAAGTCAATAAAAAATTTTATTTTTTACGTTTTTTGTTTTATAATATTGAAAAATAAGTAAAAAAGGTGGTGTGCTATGGCAGATTTATCTATAACTTTGAAAAAATTAAGAGAGAAAAAAGGAATAACTCAGCAAGAATTAGTTAAACTTTCAGGAGTTGGGCAAGGAACTATTGGAGATATTGAAAGAGGAAAAATAAAAAAGAGCAGATTAGAAACACTTGAAAAAATTGCAAAAGCTTTAAAGTTAGATGAAGAAGAAAGAGAAGAACTTTTTTCGGTTTTAGTGCCAAAGGATATAAGTATTAAGATATTAAAAAATCCATTATACAGACAATTAGATAGTAGAGGTAAAAAACAATTTAATGATATAGTAGAGCAATCGGCATTAATGTTTAATGACGAAACTATATCTGCCGAAGATAAGGAAAAAGTTTTAATGGCTATACAGGATGCATTTTTTGATGCTAAATATAAAAATAAAAGAAAGAAATAACTAGGTGATTGAATGGATATAAGGCTAAGAGTTTTAAATTTAATTGCAAAATACAGAACTAAAAACCCTTTTAAATTAGCCAATTCATTAGGTATCGTAGTAAAATTTGTAGATTTGGGAGAAGTTAGGGGTTTATTTAAAAAAATTTAAAAAAAGAAATATATTTTTATTAATTCAAAATTAAGTGAATTTGACCAAACATTAGTGTGTGCTCACGAATTAGGACATGCAGTTTTACATTCATCAAGTGAGTATCAATTTTTAATTGACAATACAAAAATATTAAGAAGAAGTAAATTGGAGGATGAAGCTAATTTATTTGCAAGTTATTTGTTATTTCCAGATAATTTAGATACAGAAGTTGAATGTATACAAACAGAAACTAATATATGGATGTTTGGAGAAATGAAAAGATTGAGGGGGTATGAATATAAGTTGAAGAACAAAAAAAGTTAAATTATTAATAAATTTTGTTCAATTTTTTACAAACCATAAAATTTATAGTACAATAGATATATAAATTATTAAGGGAGGAATTTATGAACAAAGAATTATTTAAAGCAAAAATTAGTAAAAAAATTTTTATTATTCCAGTAATTTTTGCAGGACTTTTTTTATTTGAAGCGATTGTATTTATTTTAGTAGGAGGAGGATCATCTAGTTTTATACCATTAATAATAGCAGTATTAATTATATTGCCAGCATTAATTAAATATTTTTGTACAAATATCATATTGTATGATAAAAAAATTAGAGGAGAAATTGGTTTTTTAAAAAAACAAACATTAGATGCACCATTAGATAAAATTAATGATATTTATGTTAGCCAAGGCATTTTAGGTAGAATATTAGGATATGGAAATATAAATATTTCAACTTCTTCTAGTACATTTAATTTTAAAGGGATATTGTATGCTGATTCTTTTAAAAATAAAATTTTAGAACAAATAGAAATTTATAAAAAAGAACAAATAGAAAATCAAGCCAAATTAATGGCAGAAGCTATGAAAAACATAAATAAATAGTAAAAATAAAAGCCACTTTAAATAGTGGTTTTTTTATTTAAAATTTTAATTGCTTGACTTTTTACGGTTTATACGTTAAAATATATTTAGAAATTTATAAAGGTGGTGACAATATGCATAAAACAATGACAGGAGAAGAAATTTACTTCAAAATTGAAGAAGCAAGATTAAAAAAATTTATATCTAAAAAAAAATTAGCTGTGTCAATCGGTATGTCTCCCACAAACTTTTATGACACTATGAATTTACTGTTAAAAGGGAATATTAGATATAAGAATATTATAAAAATAACAAATTTTTTAGGAATAGATTTGGGAATAAAAATATAAATTTTTTTATTTTTATTTAACGTATTTTACGAAAAATATAAAAACAAAAAAAATTAAAGAGCTGTTCTTTAAAACATAAGTAAAAAATACTTATTAATTACAAATAAAAAAGAAAGGAGAATAATGAAAACAGAAGTTTTATTTTATTTGTTATTTTCAATAGTAGCAACAATATATGTTTTCTATAAATCTATTCGTCTAAGAGATTTTGACGGCTTAACAATAACTGTGCTTTCATTGGGTATTTTAAATTCTTTTCTATGTTTTTACATTCTACTAGCATACTCTTGATTAGATTTAAAAAGATTTTGTTACTATCATATTTTTTAAACTTAATCATAGTAAAGAAAAATTGAAAATATGCTAATGAATTTGTATCAAGATAAAGAATATTATTTTTAATTAGTTCAAGAATTTTATTTCTAAATTCTAAGTTATTAGGTTTAGGCTTTTCATTTATTCTTATGTAAGAAACATAAATTGCTATAAATGGGCAATATAGATGTAAGTATCTTTCTTTATATGCTTCAATCTTATATTTATATCTATCTTGCCATTTACCTAAAAAGAAAGCTATTAGAGTAATAAAAGATTGAGAAATTAAAGTTAAAAAATGTTCCATAAAATCACTCCTTAGTTTATAAAATATCTCACAAATATATTATAAATCAAAGGAGTTAATAATACAAATCTAAGGCTAGTCCTTAGACACATAGTCACAAGTTTTTCTATCTCCTCCAAAAATCTGAAAGAGTGTTTTTCTTGTGACTATCTGCGTAAGAACTAATCTTATATATTTTCTTGTGGTTTCTTATTAATTCGTATTTTGATAAAAAATACATTGAAACTAAAAGAAAAACTTGTCGTGTCAATTCGTAAATTTATTAATTGAATTAGTGGTTGCAGTCTTATAGTCTTCCAGACACTAAAAGATTGTAACTACTGATTGAAGTAATAAATTATATGGAGTGTTTGGAAGATACTCCAAAATAGGAGGATAAATAATGGAACAAGTAAAAAAAGAAATTAAATGTGAGTTGTATAACGATCATATGCAAAATTTTAAGGTATATAACATACCAAAAGCACAATTAATAATTGCAGATATACCATATAACTTAGGGAATAATGCTTATGCAAGTAGTCCTGAATGGTATATAGATGGAGATAATAAAAACGGAGAAAGTAACAAAGCGAATAAAGCATTTTTTGACACAGACCATAATTTTAAAATTGCTGAATTTATGCACTTTTGTCAAAAAATGTTAAAAAAGGAGCCGAAAGAAAAAGGAAAGGCTCCTTGTATGATTATTTTTTGTGCATTTCAACAAATAAATACTTTAATTGAATATGCTAAAAAATATGGTTTTGAAAACTATATCCCAATATTTTTTATAAAACAAAGTAGTCCACAAGTTTTAAAAGCGAATATGAAAATAGTTGGAGCTACTGAGTATGCTTTAATTTTTTACAGAGATAAACTTCCGAAATTTAATAATAATGGAAAAATGATTAAAAATTGGTTTAATTGGGAAAAAGACAACAAAGAAAAAGTTAAGAAAATACATCCAACACAAAAACCAATAGCAATATTAAAAAGACTTATAGAAATATTTACAGATTCCGGGGATGTAGTAATTGACCCTTGTGCTGGTAGTGGAACAACATTAAGAGCAGCAAAAGAATTAAAAAGAGATAGTTATGGTTTTGAAATTAAAAAAGATATGTACAGTTTAGCACTTGAACATATGATTAATTATAAAGACCCTCAATTGGCTTTTAATTTTTAATTTAATGAGTTAAAGGCTTCTCATTAAAAAGCCTATTTATTACTTGAATTAGTGGGGGCTATTCATAGCCTGTCAAAGCTCTGGGTAGTCTTCACTAATTGAATTAATAAAGAGAGAGTTAAGACAGGCTCTCCAAATATACAGGAGGTTATATAAATGGAAGATAGAACATTAAAACAATTATTGATGTCAAGTAGTTATTTTGTACTAAATAAACAAATAGTTAAAGCAATAGGAATAGAGGCAGGATTCTTATTAACAACTTTAATAGAAGCTAGTGATGGACTTGCCAATGAAGACGGTTGGTTTTATAAAACTTCTCCATTTTTGGAAGAAGAAACTGGGCTTTCTAATCACAAGCAAAGTAAAATAATTGAAGAATTAACAAAATTAGGTATCCTTGAACAAGAAAATAAAGGAATGCCGATGAAGAGATATTTTAGAATTAATTTTAATAAAATAGAGGAGTTAGTTTTTAAAACACAGGATTTAAAAAATTCAAATGCAAGCATTAAAGAAAATGAAAAGCAAGGATTTAAAAATTTTGAAAGCAAGGATTTAAAAAATTCAAATGCATGCATTGAAAAAATTTCAAACAATAAAGAATTAAATAATAATAACTTAAATAAAGAACTTAATAATATATATAAAGAGACTGTTGATTATTTGAATGAGAAAGCAGGAACAAAATATAAATATAATTCTAAGAATACAACTAAGCATATAAAAGCTAGGATTAACGACGGTTATACACTAGAAGATTTTAAAACTGTTATAGATAAAAAATGTTCTGAATGGCTAAATACTGATATGGAAAAATATTTATGTCCTGACACTTTATTTGGTTTTAAATTTGAAAAATACTTAAATCAGAAAATAAATAGTCCTAGTGTTAATAAAAACACTCAAAATAATGCAGCACAAGATATAAAATGGGGGGATTAATATGTGTGTAACAAGCATTAAAGAACTAGCAGAAAAGATAAAAAACAATGATTTTGATTTTATAGAAAAAAAGCCAGTAGAAGTATTAGAAAATGGAGATATAATTCTTAAAAAATGTGAAATTTGTGGAGAAGTTACAGAGTACAAAACTCCACAAGGTTACACATTTAATCGCGATTGTACTTGTATTAGAAGTTACAGAAAACAAGCTAGATTGAAAAGATTTAAGGATTTGTCTATAACCGATAGAAATGCAGGAAGTAACATTTTTTCTAATGCTCAAATTGATAAATCTAATGCAGAAGAAAGAGAAATTTACAAAGAGTTATACAAGTATGCAGAAGATTTTAACATAGAAAAACACGGATACATATTCGCAGGAGGAGTTGGAACAGGCAAAACATTCCTAGCTAACTGTGTTTGTAACATGCTAAACGAAAAAGGTTTTTCAGTTTTAAGTTTCTCGCTAGGAGCATATTTTAACAAAATTAGAAAAAACATAGATGAGGAAGAAAGTTTTATATCTGCTGTTAAAGATGTGGACCTATTATTTATTGATGACTTAGGTAGTGAGTATATCAATAGAGAAAACGGCAAGATGTGGGCAGAGGAGAAGATTTTTAGATTATTTGATGAAAGATATAGATCAGGAAAGCCGATCATAATTACAACTAATCTGAAGGTTGGAGAACTTAAAGAACATCTTAAAATTAATGGAGATGACAAGATTTATGATAGATTGAAAGAAATGTGTAAATATATAGAATTTAATTGGAAAAGCAAAAGAAAATTAAAAAATATAGGAGTGTATGATGAGAAAATTAAAAAATTATAGGAAGCAAAATAAAGAATTAAAAAATAAAATTGAAATATTAGAAGCAAAATTAAAAACGAATAAATTTTCTTATAATGTGCATTTTTACACATTATTAACATTATCAATTTTAGTGATTATATTAAATTTTTTAAAATAATAAATGCAGGAGGAAAAAATGGTAAACAAAAAAGTTACAATGAGAGATTATTACAGAACTTTTATAACAAGAGCTAACAAGGAAGCTGGAGTTACTTATAATGCTAGTAAATTAAATAGCAAAGAAGAATGTGAGGAATATCTTTTAAATTTAATTAAAAATCTAAGACATAAGAAGCAAGATAATAAGGCTTATATTAAGGAGATAGGTGATTTAAAAGAAGAAATAGAGATTTTAAAAAATAATTTACTAGCCAAAAACAAAGAAAAAGCAAATTTAAAAGATAAATTTGAGAAACTGGAAGCTGAAAGAATATTTTATATAACACAAGCTAAGGAAGCTGGAGAAAAAAGAGAGAAAGCTGAAAAAGAAAAAGAATGTTATAGAAATCACGCTCTAAGTTGGAATGAAAGTTTTTATGACACAGATAATAAGTTGACTAGAGCAGAAAATTTAAACTTTTTCTTTGGTGTATTAGTATTTGTAGAGGCTATCTCAATAGCAATGTTAATTTGGAAGTGATGAGATGAAAGAAACAGATTATCAAAGAGTAATTATTGATTATTTAACAGTATTAGAAAAGCAAAATAAATTGTGGTTTCAAAGAACTAATAATACAGCAATTTATGACCCAGTGGGTAAGAAATTTAGAAGCCTTTCAAAAGGACAGAAAAAAGGATTTCCAGACATAATAGTTTTCACAAAAGGCAGAACAATAGGACTTGAAATAAAAACTCCAATAGGGCGACAATCAGCTGAACAAAAAATAATGGAGCAAAAGATGAAAGAGCAAGGGGCTGAATATTATGTTGTTAAGAGTTTAGAAGAAGTTAAAAAGATTATAAATTAGGAGCTGCAGCAATGAGTTTAGCAAAAATTAGAGATATCCCGAATTTAATAAAAAAGCTGGGAGATGGAGAATATCGGATCAAGGTTAAAGATGGTAGAATAATTATATTTTCTAAGAATAGCAGATATGAAAATAATCAAATAAAAAAGATTCTTAATGAAGTTGGAGAGAATGAAAAAGATTGAATTTTATTAAGAATATGATATAATGAATATATAAAGTATTTCTAAATTAGAATTTAAATTTAGATATAGTCTATTTTAAATATTTTTATGTATTACTATATTAGAAAAGCAGGAGATTAATCCTGCTCTTTTTTTGACAAAAAATTATTTTATGATATAATTAACATACAGTAATGTTAATGGATTCTTTTTCAAGAAACCATAAAAAAGAGGGGAATGTCAACCCCTCTTTTGTCATATTTAATTTATTCTTTTTAATTTTAATTTATATACATCATTTTGAATTTTTTTTAAGGAATTATAATAATCACTGTTTTCACCAGCATTTTGATTTTTTGGATCACTATAATATAACTCTCTTAATTCTTTTGAAACTTCAACAATATGTAATTTATATTTTAAATTTTTGTCATCAAAAATTAATTTTAATAAATCATCTTTAATTTTATTGTTTTCTAAATATTTACTTAATTCGTATCCGTTTTCTTTTAAAATTTTATTAAGTTCTTCATAATCTAGTAAATCATCATAAGCGTAAGAAATTTCATATTTACCTCTAATCATATTCACTTGTGGTTTATGTCCGTAAACTATACCAAAATTAGTAACTCCTAAAGCATTTTCATAACTTCTTAAAATAACATAATTTTTCATTTTAAACCTCCTAGTTTTTTAATATTTATTAAATTTTCAAGTTCTTCTAATTCTCCAAGTGTAGCCATTTCATTTATAAAAACTTTCGCACGGCTTTTATAAGTTGAGTGCTTAGTTTTTTCTTTTCCTTTTTCTGTTGCTCTGTATCTTTTATTAGCTTTGTTTTGTTGTTCCTGGGTTTTATAACCTTTTCTCTTTTTTTCTTCCATATTGCCTCCTGAGAGGTCTAATTAAAGACCTCTATTTTTTAAATCTTCTTTTATAGCTTTCAATGAATTATATCCGTTTACAAATTGTCTTGCGCCTCTCCAAACTAGAGAATATTTGCTATCATTCCCAGACATTATATAATCATCTGTTAAATCAAATTCACCTTTTCCATTTTTTAAAACTCTTTCTCTTAATTCTTTTAAACCTTTCGTCATTTTCATCACTCCTTGATTTTTTGTTTTATAAGTGATATAATCTAAGTGGTTGAGGCTTAGAGTTCTATCACTCTTAGTTTATTTGGGAAGTGTTAGTTGCATTTCCCTTTCACACTTTAATAATATCATACTTGTACGAGTATGTCAACACTTTTTTTAATTTATTTTTGTAGAACTCAAAAAGTCCAATAATATCAATGTAAAAAAGTGTAAAAAATTTTTTAAAATTAAATAAAATAATATCTTACAATCAAAATTTTAATTAAAAGTAGATGGGATATATAAGAAGAAGTTTATAGAAATATAAGCAACTTTTTATGTATCCCATTTTTTTATTTTTTCACAGGAGTTTTTATGAAAACATATAAAAAATATTTTGATATAGGTTTCAGAGATGCACCAGTATTATTTGCATTGGGAAAATTACACATAGGAAGCTATATAGATACACATACAACATTACTAAATAAGGTATTAGGATTAAATTTAGAATTTGAAACAGAAAAAGAAAGTTTAGATATAAATAGAAATTCAAAAGAAATAGTAAGGTTTGAAGATATTGAAGGGCAATGTTTATTTGGAAACTTAGCACAAGGAACTATATATTGGGAGCATTTTAATGATAAGAAATTATTGAATAAAGTTGAAAAATTAGAACCTAATTATAGGCATAAAATACTGTGGTACAAACAAAAACGAGGTAAAAAATGAAAGAATTAAAAATAATTAATAAAAATATAGATGACATAAAAGAATAATAATAGAGGTGATAGCAATTGCTAAAAGTAAATATGAAACAGATGTTAAACCAAGACTTATAGAGATAGAGGCTTGGAAAAGAGACGGATTAACAGATGAACAGATATGTAATAACTTAAATATAAGTATCCAAACATTTTATACATATAAAAGCAAATATATTGAGTTTTTTGAGGCTATAAAAAAAGGCAAAGAAGTTGCAGATATAGAAGTTGAAAATGCTTTATTTAAAAGAGCAATAGGCTATAAATATAAAGAAGTTATAAAAGAAGTAAAGGAAATAGATGGAAAGAAAAGCACTTATATAAAAGAAATAGTAAAAGAAATGCCAGGAGATGTAGGAGCACAGATATTTTGGCTAAAGAATAGAAAATCAAGTAAATGGAAAGACAAGCAAGACATAGATATTGAAGACAATAATGTATCTATAACGATTAATGGAGTTAAAAGAAATGGAAATTAATATACAAGCTAACGAGCATTTTATTGATTATCTAAATAACTGGGATAAAAGATTTTATTACATTGTTGGAGGATATGGAAGCAGTAAATCATATCATACAGCCTTAAAACTAATATTAAAGGCATTGCAAGAGAGAAGAAGAATATTAGTAGTTAGAGCAGTTTATAGGACTATAAAAGAAAGTTGCTTTTCATTATTAAAAGGAATTATCAGTAATTACAGCTTAAATAGCTTTTTCGCATATACAACAAACCCACTACACATAAGATGTAGGAATGGGAGCGAGTTTATCTTTATGGGACTAGATGATAGTGAAAAATTAAAATCTATTGATAATGTGGATATGATTTGGATTGAAGAATGTTCAGAAGTAAGTTACAACGCTTTTAATGAATTAAATGGAAGATTAAGAGCATTAGGAAAAGACTTACATATATTCTTAACTAATAACCCAGTTAGTATTAATAACTGGACTTATGAAAGATTTATTAAAAAATCAGGAATAGATGAAGAAGAGTTATATCAAAAAAGAATTATATTAACAGATGATACTTATTATCATCATTCAGTTGTTGAAGATAATGCTTTTGTTACCAATGAATATATCCGGCAATTAAAAAACTTTAAAACCTATGATATTGAAAGATACCGAATAGCATATCAAGGTAGATTTGGAATAGTAGGAGAAAGAGTATTTACAAATATTCAAAAAGCTAGTGATACGGAAGTACAAGCAATTATGCAAGAATTAAGTAAATCAGGACTAGGAAACTTATATGATGGCTTAGATTATGGATTTAGTGTTTCATACAATGCACTCGTTAGAATGGCAGTAGACAGGGAAAATAATGTTTTGTATGTTTATGACGAAGTTTATAACAAAAATTTAATTACAAGCGAATTAATTAAATCTATGGAACATATAAAAAAAAGACATAGAGAAATAATAGCAGACAATGCAAGACCTGAAACAACTGAGGAAATTAAAAGATCGGGTTTTAAGATAATAAATTGTGAAAAAGGTCCAGGAAGTGTATTAGATGGATTACAGAAGCTCAAGAGTTTTTACAAGATTATAGTTTCTGATAAGTGCATAAATACATATAGAGAATTAATAGAACTATGCCACGAGCAAGATAAAAACGGAAATTACTTAGAAGATAAATTTACCATAGACCCACATACAGTGGACGCTATGAGATATGGATTAGAGAAGTACAGACAAATTAGCTTTAAAAATGGAAAAATTTTTAAAATTACAGGAGCTTAAAATGGAAAAATCAAGGATATTAAAAGCATATAACGAGTATATTCAAACTGATATTCACAGAAATTGTGAAAAATACAGGAAGTTATCAGATGGGAAAAGTGCAGATGTATTTTTTGCAGATGTAAAAGCAAGAGTAAATCTTGAATATATGGGAATAGTAGATAAGCAAGGCTATATGAATACTTATTCTATTAATAAAAATAGCTTAACAAGCAATAGCAGAGGTTGCAGTCTTAAAGATTTAGTTGCAGGTAATGGAATATTACAGGCAACAACAAGATTATATGCAGAGTATGCAACAAGTAAGAAGTTAGTTACTAATCAGAAAGATTTTGAATTGATAAAAGATTTTGATTTAGATGATTTACTAGGTAAAGCTATGGTTATTCAGTCTTGGGCTGGGAGATTGCTTTTAAAAGGAGTTACAGAGTTAGAAAAATTTAGTTTCTATCCAGTTACTCCAAAAGATTATTTTCCGATTAGAAATGAATATAATCCAAAACTTATAGATGGATATGTAATTTATAATTTATCAGAAAGTGATAAAAACAAAAATACTCTTATATGTGAAATCTATGAGTTAGATGGCATTGAGTATAGAGCTTTTAAAATAATTGATAAAAACATACAAGAAATTCAATATCCTTATAACTTAAAAGATAACGGAATGACACAAGACGGCTTAGGTTATAGAGATAATCAAGCTCAAGGTTGGGCAGTAGTTGAAATAGAAAATATATTCGGTACAAGTGATTATAATGATGATTTAGTTGGAAATGTAAGGGAGTTAGTTATTGGAGATACTTTAACTTCACAAGCATTTCAAAAAGTTGCTAATCCATTATTACAAGTACCAGATAGCTTGATAGAGGTTGATAGTACTGGTAAAAGTACAGTTAGATTAGACAATAGAGTTATAACTTTATCAAAAGACGATAAGGAAGTAAAACAAGTTCAACTTGAAACTAAGACACAAGAATGGAAATTACAAAAAGAAGACATCAAGAATGATATATACAAGCAATTAGGAGTAAATGATTTAGCTTTTGGAATTGATTTAGGTGGAAGCATATCAAGTGGAGAAGCTAAAAGAAGAAGTTTGGAAAGAACTATTGCAACAGTAGAAAGCAAAAGAAGTAAATGTATTACTGGAATTAAAAGCATAATTCTATGGGGATATAAGAAGCTAAAAGGGCAAGAAATAGATTTAGAAATAGAAGCACAAGATATTTTAAGTTTATCATTAACTGAAAAAATGGCTATTGTAGTTCAAGGTATTCAAAATAATCTAATGAGTTTAGAAACAGCTATCAAGTTTTTAGGTATTTTAAGTAAAAATGCAGATGAAGAAATTGCATTGATAAAAACTAATATAGCATATCAAGAAAAACTAATTAACATAATGAATACACTTGCTGGAATAACAAGAGAAGAACAATTACAAGTTAAACTTGAAGAACTTTCAAAAGATATTATGAAAGATTTAGGGCTAGAAGTTAAGGAGGAATAACATATGTTCCCAATAGCTCAAGAAAATAAATTAAGACTTATATTTCAATTTTATACAAAAAAGAGAGTTGGCAGAGCAAAGAAAGCTATAAGTGCAGGACAACTCCCATTATTTGAATTAACAGATGATGAAAAAAGAAACATTATAAAAGAATTAACGAAAGTTGCTATTGAAGTGAATTTATCAACTTTTGAGAGTTGGAGAACACTCACAGATGAAGAACTAAAAAGAAATGATTTAGAAGGTGCTAAGTACTGGATAAAAAAGAATTATGATTTATTTAATAATACATCTGTAACAAGCGATAAATTAATGGATATAAGACAGCAACGGATAACAGAAACTATTAAAAATTATAATAGAGATTTACAAGTATTCAAAAATGGAGAAGTACCAAAGTCTACATTAAATGCTTTGAAGCAAGACATTGCTAATAATAGAGCTAGTAAAGAGATTAAAGACATTGTTAAGAGTATAGAGAATGGAACATATACAAATGCTGATGTTGATAAACTTCAAAAATGGCTCAATAACAGAAATGAGAATCTTGCAAGAAATGAAACAGGTAATTTATATGCACAAGAATGTAAAGACTTGATGATTGAAAACGGTATCGAACATTTTGTTTGGCACACTATGAAAGATGACAGAGTAAGAGAATCACATGCTGAACGAGAGGGCTTAGTATTTAGTATCAACGATGAATTACCAGGAGAAGACTTTAATTGTAGGTGTTGGGCTGAACCAATTAGATTAAATTAATTTTGTGTGAGAAATTGCATGAGAGGAGAAAAAATGGAATTAAAAGACGGAGTTTTAATATTAACAGATGAAGAAAAGAAAATGCTAGGAAGTAATGAGGGTAAGAAATGGCTAACTGATAATAAATTTATGATTGAAACAATAAAGGAAGTAGACAAGCCAATTACAGCAGAGGCAGTAACTAACTTTATAAGTAAAAATCAAAGCTTATCAGACAAAATCTATAATGATAATGCTATTAAATTTTTAAAATCAAAATTAGGAGATAAGGTAACTTCTGATGATTTAGGAAAAGAAATAGTATTTAAAAATAGTTTTGATGATTATAAAAAGGAAGCTATTAAAACAGCAGTAAGTTTTGGACTAGGAGCAATATCACCTAAATATAGTCCAATGCTTGTGAATGCAGTAGATTTCTCAAAATTAGATATTAAAGATGGAAAAATTACAGGTTTTGATGAGCAAGTTGCTAACTTCAAAACAACTTATCCTGATTTATTTAGTGAAAAGGGAAGCACTACACCACCATCATTGCCAAGTAATCAAGGTAATTCAAAAATTAAATATGAGGACTTTATCAAAATGTCAGATGTAGAAAAATCAAAATTAACAGATGAACAATTAAAAGAAATATTAAGAGAAGTATAGGAGGCTATAAATATGTCATATCAAACTTTTAAACCAGAAGTATGGGCAGAATTAACAAATAGAAACTTAAATAAGCAATTAGTTTTTGGAGCATTAGCAAATAGAAACTATGAAGGGAAAATAGAAAATATGGGAAGCTCTGTAAGAGTGCCAAGCATAGGGTCAGTTACTGTTGGAGATTATACAGGAGCAGATATAACATTCCAAGAAGACACAGGAGCATATCAAACAATCAATATCAATAAAGCCAAATATTTTGCTTTAAAAATGGACGATGTTGATAAAGCTCAAGCTATACCAGGAGTTATAGAAGCATTAACAGACCAAGCTATTTATGAAATGGCTGATGTTGTTGATACAGAACTTGCTAAATTATATGCAAAATGTAAAAGCAAAGTTGCTGGTGTTATAGGTACTGATAAAGTATCAGATAAAATAATAGATTTAGCAGTAAAAATGGATGAAGACAATGTACCTACTGCAAATAGATGGCTTGTAATTTCACCTGAAATTTATGGGCAACTTATAAAAGAAGTTCCAACAATTTCAAAAGGAGAAAATACACTAGGAATTAACCAAAGCTATTTTATTGGAAGCTGGGGAGGATTTACTATCTATAAATCTAACAATATACAAAGAACAGCTAAAAAATATCACTGTATGGCAGGAGTAAGTGCAGGATTAACTCTTGCAATGCAAATAAACAAAATGGAAGCTGGAAGATTTGAAAAATCATTCGGAGAATATGTAAAAGGATTACAATTATTTGGTTGTGATGTTATGGAAACAGAAACAGGTAAAACAAAATTACTATGTGAATTAGAAATATCACAAGCATAATGGAGAGTTAAAAGCTCTCCCCTTGTTTTAAGGGGGATAAATGATAGGTTATGTAACATTAGATGAAGCAAAAGAATTTATAAAAAATAGATATGAAGAAGTATCAGATACAGAATTATCAAAAGGCTTATATAAAGCATTAGATAAAATTGAAAGTTTAATGATAAGAGATAATGGAAAATCTGATAAACAAGAATTAATATTCCCTAGAATTAATGAAAAAAAAGTACCTGATGAAATTAAAAAGGCTCAGATACTGGAAGCATATTCAATAACAAAAAGTATCAATGATGATACTTCTAACGATATTGAAAAAGGCATTGCTAGCAAATCAATAGGGGATATGTCTATAAGTTATACAACAAATGCTATGAATAAAATAGGCTCAATAATATTTGCTAATTCAGAAGCTAAAAATATTCTTTATAAGTATGTAAGGAAAACTTATGATTGGAGTTAATGTAAAATTTACAACTGAAAGTTTAAAAAAGTTTGCAGAGATAGAAAAGCAATTAAATCTATTAGCAAAATGGAAGTTAGTTGTACAGTTCAATGAAGATAATACAGAAGAAAATGGTCAAAAAGTTGAACTTATAGCAATGTGGTTAGAGTATGGAAAAGAAGGTTTTAATGTTCATTATCCTGCTCGTCCATTTTGGAGAACAGCAATAGATAGCAATATACAAAAAATTATGAATAGATTTATATTTAATGCTAATCAAGTTGCTAGTGGGAAAATACAAGCTAGACAATGTTTTGAAGATATAGGAAAGCAAGTTGTTGAATATATTAGAAAAAGTATAGAGCAAGGAAGTTGGACCCCACTTGCAGAAAGCACAATAAAAGCGAGAGAGAAAAAAGGGAGTGGAGATAAACCACTGATAGATACAAGAACAATGATTAATAGTTTGGAGTATATAGTTAAGGAGATTTAAGATGAAATTCAAATTATCGCAGTTTGCTAAAAGTGAGTTAAGAAAATATCAAGTAATTAGAAAATCTGAATATGATATACATAACCCAGATGGAGCAAAAGAAGTTTATCATTGGGATATGGTTATTTATAAGAAAACTTTAAAAGTAGCAACAGCAGATCCTAATTCAGCAATTAAAGTTTTAAATCAACTTAACGGAAAGATACTAAAAAGCTATGGATTAAAACTAGGAGATATTATAACAGTTGAGAATATCAATTATAGAGTAGTTGAAATACTACCAAGATTATATGCAGATTTTAATGAGTTTGTGTTGGAGATGATGAAAGATGAATAACATAGATTTAGAAATATTGTTACTGGATAAAATAAAAGAATTAAATAATAAATTTCAAGTTATACCATTTGAGCATCTATCAAAAGTAAATGGACAACTGAAATTACCTCGTGTTCTTGCAAGGACTATTTCTAATCAAGTTATTCATAGATATACAAATGATAGAGAAGATACTCAAAAATATGGAGTTTTTAAACAAACAAATATAAACAAGCATATAATCAGTTTTTCATTTACTCTAAGTAAAAAAGATAGTTTTGTAGATGTAGCAATAGTTAGGGATTATTTTACCAATATAGAAGCTATAAATTGGTGGATTAAATTAAATGGACTGAACTTAGTTATTGAAGAAGTTGGAGAGTTAAAAGATATTACAGATTACTCGGCAAGTGATTTGCTTGAAAGATATGTATTTGATGTAACTGTAAGAACTTCTAAGGAACTAAGAACAGAAATAGAAATTATAAAAGATGTAGATTTTGAAATAAAAGGAGGCAATTAATGGGAATAATATTAGGTACTGAAAAGAAAATAGTATTTCTTAATACTCACAAGCCAAGTCCAGTTGACCAAGCAACAGTAAATGTAATTGGTGTATTTAGTACTAAGAAAGCTATAACAGAGCAATTAATCACAAATATTAAAGATGCAACAGATGTTACAGCTTCTGATGATGTTTATAAGATATTACAAGCTATTTTTAATGGTGGAGCAAAACAAGTATTAGTATTTGGTAAGGCAGTAACCGGAAATAATTATAAAGACTTATTTGATAGTGTTAAAAATGATTGGTTTGGTACTGTAACTGATGAAACAGATTTAGAAAAAATAGCTTTAATATCAAAAGAAATTGGAGCAAGACAAAAAATGTTATTTGCACAAGCAAAATCTGATACAGATATTATGACAGCAGAAAATGAAATAAAAGCTATCGCAGAAGATACGACAGCTTTATTTTTCAGTAAAAATGATGAATTAATAGCAGGAGCAGTTGCAGGGTATTCAATACCACAATTTCCAGGAAGTGTTTTAATAGCAAATAAACTTATAAATGGAGCAGTTGAAAGTGGACTGATTGGAGCAGAACAAGGAGTACTAGATAAAAATAAAGCTAACTATGTAGCAAGAATGAAAGGACAATTAGGACTTGCTAATGGAGTAACTGTAACAGGTGATCCGATTGACTTTATTCACTGTGTTAAGGCTTTACAATTTAGACTTGAAGAAGATATTACATTATATTTAAAAGCTACTCCAAAACCTACATTTGCAGATGTAGACCCATTGAAAGCAGTTATTTTAACTAGATGTAAACAGTTTGAAAGAATGAAAGCATTAATTGAAGATAAAACAGTTGTTGATATAGTACCACTTGAAGAAATACCAAAGAATGATATTTTAAATGGTAAATTAACAGGTGTAAAAATCACAGTTTATTATGCTTATGGTATTAGAGAATTATCAGCAGATTTATTTTTTGAAGTTTAGGAGGTGCTATAAATGGCTAATATATATAATTACGATAGTAAAAACTATGAATTAATCATAGGTAAAGCAAGAGTTGATGACTATGCAGAAGATACAAAAATCACAATAGAGTATGATAGTGAATTTAAAAGCATTACAAAAGGGATTGATGGGGCTAGAAGTGTTAACCAACACAATGATTATGACGCAGTTATAAAGTTTAAAATATTACAAAACTCTCCATTAAATTTAACTTTTAAACAACTTGCATTAACAGAGGGAGAAAAAGGAACTTTCCCAGTTACATTTATAAATAAAGGATTAGATGGAACATTAGGGGCTTTTTCGGCAAAAGGTTTCTTTAAGAAGATACCTAATTTAGAAATAAGTAAAGATGCAAAAGCATTTGAATGGGAAGTACAATGCATAAATTTAAAATTAGCTTAATAGAGTAGTTTTTACTACTCTATTTTTGGAGGTAATAAATGGAAAAGAAAGTAATTAATGTAAATAATTTTGATGTAACTGTAATGGAGCAACCAGCAAGCTATGTTCTTAACTTAGAAAAGAGAATAGGCAGAACAAGAATAGTTGATTATACAAAAGAGATTCTAAAATATCCTAGTGGAGTTAATCCAACTCTTGAAGAAATAATTGGAATCCCTGAATGCATAAAACATAATAATTTAGAATTAAGATTAAATTATAATGATGGACTTTACACAATGGAACAACTATTTTTAGCAGGAATTGACAGTGTTGTATTTACAGGAGAAAAGTTTTTAAAACTATTGAATGAAAATATAGACAATTACAAATATAAAGAAATTGAAGAAATAGGACTATCAGTTTGGGAGCAAGTGAAAAATATAGCTTTCTGTGGTTTTATTATGAATACATTTCGTGGAATGTAACTTAAATTATAGTGCAGAAAGTATTGAAAATATGATAATTGTATATGGATATTTTATAAGAGATTTTGAAAGGGCAGAAAATTATTCAGTTAAAAGATTAGAGGAATATTTAGATAGAATTTCAAAAATGAATGAGGTGCAATAATGAGTACAGTTGGAGCATTAAAATTTAATATAGATACTTTTTTAAATTCAAAAGGCTTTCAACAATTTAAAGCTAATTTAAAAGAATCTATGAGTTTAAGTCAAAGATTTAAGAGTGTAACAGGTAGTACATTAGGAAAATTAGCTATTGGTTATTTTTCTATAACTGGGCTTGTTAGTCAATATAACAAAGCAGTTGAAGCAAGTAACTATCAAATAGAGCAAGAAGCTAAGTTATATAACACTTTAAGGGCTCAAAATTTTAGAGATGACCAAATAAAATCAATTATAGATATGACAGGAGAATTGCAAAAATTAGGAGTTGTAGGAGATGAAGTAACTCTTGCAGGTGCTCAACAATTAGCAACTTATAGATTACAAGAGAATAGTATAAAATCATTGTTACCAACTATGCAAGATTTATTAGTTAAACAAAAAGGTTTAAATGGTACTGGTCAAGATATGGAAGCTATTGCTAATGTTTTTGCTAAGGCTATGAATGGTCAAACAATGATTTTAAAAAGAAATGGAATAATTTTAAGTGAAAGAGAAGAACAATTACTTAAAGTAGGAACAGAAGAACAAAAAGTTGCTCTACTTACTGAGGCAGTAAGAAGAAGTATAGGAGAACAAAACAAAGAAATATTAAAAACTCCTGAGGGTAAAATAATTAATGCTAAAAACAGAATAGGAGATTTATACGAAACTTGGGGAATGTCTATAAGAGATACAAGAGCTAAGTTTTGGGAATTTATAGCAGAGAATGCAGACGGTATTCAAGATATGATTACAAATGTTTTTAAAGCAGGTGGCAGTTTTGTAGATACTTTTATAGGTGTTTTTAGAGATATTAAAAGAGGCTTTAATGCTTTACCAGATGGAGCCAAAACAGCATTTAAAGTTATAGGTGGTTTAGCACTTGCTACTAAATTTCCACTTGTTACATTAGGTTTAGCTATTGAAGATGTATTTGCTGCTTTTCAAGGTAAAGAAAGTTTTACAGAAGATGCCATAAATGCACTACTAAAATTTACAGGTACTGATTATAGATTTGCAGATTTAAGAAAAGGAGTATCTGATTTTTGGAAGTTATGGACTGAGGGGGCAGATAGTGGGATTGAAAAAATAACACTTACAACCAAGGTTTTAACTGATTTGTTAGATGTTTTAAAAGGTGGAGCAGGACTATTACAAATGCTATGGGGAGCTACTGGTGGAGCAGTAATTGATTTAGGTAAAAACACATATAAGGCGTTAACTGGAGATTTTGACGATATGAACTGGGATAGTTCATTTGGAAATATTAAAGGTGGTTGGAATAAATTATATGGTGCTGGACAGCATATGAATGAAACTAGTACAATGCACGATAGTTATTTACTTGAAGAAGCTGAAAAGAAAATAAAACAACAATCAGAAGCAGCTGAATATAGAAGATTAAATCAAAGAAAAACAGGAGTGCCAGTTGAAAAAGATTTTGCAATACCATATCAACCTGTTAATTCTGGTGTTGTTACTGATTTCGATAAGTTACTTGAGCCTAAAACTTTTGACAATAAAGTTATAGATAGAACTAAAAAAGCAGTAACAGCTAATCAAACAGTTAATTATAATCCTACTTATAAAACTGATGTAACTATAAATGAAAGTAAAGATGGTAAAAATGGTTTTGAAGATATAGTTAAAGTTTTAAGAGAAAAAGATAAAGAAAATTTAGAAAGAATAAAAGCACAAGCAGGAATGGGATTTTTATTTTAGGAGGATATTATGAGTTTTTTTAAAAAAGCAGTTGATATGGCTTTAAGTATGTTAGAAAACTCTAATCAAAGTTATATCCAAGATATACCACTTGAAGTTATATCAGAAAAGACAAGGACTTTACCGATGACTTTACCAACTAAAAGGGTTGAGAATGGTTTTAATATAAGTGATTCAGTTAGAAAAGAGCCTATGATTATAAGTATAACTGTTGTAGATAATAGCAAAGATTATATGCTAAATAGAGATAAACTGATGAAGTTACAAGAGTTAGGGGAAGAGGTGCAGTTCGTTTTTTCTAATAGAGATACTTACGAGCATCTGATTATAGAAAATATTGAAGAAATGGAAACAAAGGACCAAAAGTTTGGATTTACTTACTATATAACATTAAGACAGATACAAGTTGGAGAAATAAAAGAAAATGATGTAAAAATGGATAGTAAGAAAGCTAAAACATCAGGTGGCAAAAAGAAAAGAACAACAGCTAAGGTTAGCACTCCAACAAGTGCAGAAAAAAGCAAAGTTAATAAAGTTACAAGCAAAAAGCAAGAAAGAGGTAAAAGCACTTTAAAAAATTTAGCTGGATAGGAGAAAAAATGAAAGCAATAGAAATTGATGTTACAGATATAGAAAGTAGAGGAATAATAGCAGAATTACCTAATAATATCAATTTAGAGCTAATTTATAATACTTATGATAGTTTTATATATCTTTCAATTTTAGATAGCTTAAATCAAAGGATAACAGGTTTTAATAAGCTAGTGCCTAACATTGATTTTTTAAGCTTAGTAAGAAATGAAGAAAACTTACAATTAAGATGTATTAAAATTAATGAATTTGCAGAAGAAAAAGATAAAATTACTCCAGAGAATCTAAACAAAGATTATAAATTCTTTTTAATAGGTGATGATGATGGCGAAGTTATGGAAACAAGTTAGATTAATAACTATTGGAGAGATAGTTTTTGATTATGAGCAACTAGACATTGATTTTGAAGTTAAGTGTACTGATGATAATAAGAGTGATATAGCTACTATAAAATTATATAATTTATCAGAAACAACAAGGCAAAAATTAAAACTTAATCAAGATGTGTCTATTGACGCAGGATACAGAGAATTGCACGGTGTTATTTTTAATGGAATAGTTGAAAGCATAGTAACTAAAAGAGATGAAAACGATTTTATAACTATTATTGAAGCTACTCCAAATAATAGAGCTTATACAAACACTATTATAAATAGACAATTCAAGGCTGGAATTAAGGCAAGTGAAGTTATAAAGCAAATTGAAAAAATGTGTAATTTTACTATGGATATAAAAGAATTAGGAAAAGATACAGTATATCCAAATGGCAAGGTATTTAGTGGAAGATTATCAAATGTTATACCTATTCTTGCAAGAGATACAGGAACAATAGCAAGATTTACCAATACAACTATTGAATTTAAGTTACCTAATAAAGTTTATTCAAGTGTTATTCACTTAGGAGGAGAGCAGGGACTTATAAGAGTAGATAAAAAAATGGATAAGGCAGAAATTAAAAAATATGAAAAGAAAGCTAGTAAAAGTAGCAGTAAGAAAAAAAGTAATAATAAAACATCTGGGAAAGGCAAACAAAAATTTGATATTGAATGTTTGTTAATCCCACTTATAAAAATAGGACAATTATTAGAAATTGAAAGTACAACCTTCAAAGGTAAAGTAGTTGTTAAAGAATGTGATTTTTCTGCAAGTGGTTTAGAAACATTTACTGCTACGGCAACAGTAGAGGTGGTTTAATGATAGAAGTTATAAAAGCATTAATAGATGATAGTTTAAATGAATTGCATACAAGTTTACCTTGCGAAATTACATCAGTTAATTATGGTGCTGGAACTTGTACAGTTCAACCTCTTGCTAAAAGAGAGCTATGCAAACAACTTATAAATTATCCTCCACTTATAGATGTAAGATTAGATTTTCTTAAATTCGGTGGATGGAGTTTTCAAATACCTCGTAAAGTTGGAGATATTGTATGGGTTGGGTTTTCAGAAACTGCTTTATCTGATGAAACAAGCCTTGAAAGATTTAGTTTAAATGAGCCTTATATTATAGGAAGTTGTGAAAAAGGTTTTGAAGATAATGGAGATGACATAATATTAAAAGGTAAAGGCACTAGAATTGAAATTAAAGGTAATGGAGATATAACAATACTTGCTGGAAGTAATGAAACAACTATCACAAGTAATGTTACTTTAAATGGAAATTTAACTATAAATGGTAATACAACTCAAACTGGAAATGTATCAATAACTGGTGGAGTTACAGCAACAGAAGATGTACAAGGAGCAGGTAAAAGTCTTAAAGGACATACACATACTTATAGACCTGGCGACCAAAGTCCAACATCAACAAGTAGTGCTAATTAGGAGGGTTAAATGACAAGTCCAAAATTAGATAAAGATTGCGAACTAGTATTTAATAATGGAGTATGTGAAATTGTAAGTAATGCAGAAGATTTAGTACAAGCTATTAGAGTTGAATTAGAGCAAAACAAAGGACAGTTTGCATTAAATACAGCTTGGGGTACTCCATACTTAAATGATACTAACACAGGCATTTTACAATTAAAAGATAATAAAAATAGGATAATTCAAGAAGTTAGCAAAGTTATAAATAAATATGATGGTGTAGAAAAAATTGAAAGCATTGAATTTGAAGATAATATTTTATTTGCTAATATAAGAATTAATGGGGAGGTGTACACAATTTGATAACAGATAAAGGTTTTATAGTGCCAACAATAGATGAAATTTATATAAGAAAATTAAATGACTTTAAAAGTGTAAAGCCTGACCTAAGAGAAACAGATAGTAATATCATAATTGCTTGGTTAAGGTTTGATAGTGCAGAAGAATACGATAGTTATTTACAAGCATTATCAGCATTTAATCAATTATCAGTTTATACAGCAACAGGAACTAACCTTAATGCTATAACAAGTCATTTAGGTATGACTTGGAATAAAGAAAAAAAAGCAGTAGGCAAGATTACAGTTACAGCAGAAATTGGAACACAAATACCACAGGCTTGGGGTGTAGAAACTAAATCAGGAGTTAAGTTTGTAACACTAAATACATCTACTATTACAACTACTCAAAGAGAAACAGATATTGAAGTAATAGCCTTAGATGGTGGAACAGATGGAAATGTAAGTGCAGGAGCAATAACAGAACAAACAGAGATTTTAACAGGAGTTATATCAATTAATAACAAATTAAATACTCTTGGTGGTAAAAATTTAGAAACAGATACAGAGTTAAGAGAAAGATATTTAAAAAGATTAGATAGAAAAAGTTCATTTACAGCAGAGGGCATAAAAAATTACATACTCCAAAATACAAATGTACAGAAATGTCAAGTTATAGAAAATGATACAGATGATTTTGATAGTGATGGAAGATTAGCACATAGTTATGAGTGTATTTGTTATGGGGATACTAATGATAATATTTTAAAAGCACTGTATGAATATAAAATTGCAGGAATAAGAACAGTTGGAGATATTACAAAGAATTTTGGAGAAATAACAGTAGGTTTTACAAGACCAACTGAAAAGACTATATATTTGAAAGCTGAAGTTGAAGCAGTTAAGGAAATTTGGAAAGATGATTTTAAGAAAGTAATTAAAGATATTTATTTAAAGTATCTTGATGAAGTTGAGCCAGCAGGAACCATTTATCTATATAAATTAATTGGAGAAATATACAAAAATACAAGTGGTATAAAAACACTAAAACTTAAATTAGGAGATGTTAAATATAGTGAATTAGAAAAAGATTATAAACTATCTAAAAAAGAAGTTGCAGTGGCTACATCAAATGATATAACTATTGAGGTGGACTTATGATATTAAGTAGAGTACCACATATTTATCACAATACAATTTATTCAAAAAAAATGTTTGATATAACAGAAAACAAGCATTTTAGAATAAGAGATATTTATAATTTAATTTCTAATTTTAATGATATAGAAAAATCAGAAGGATATTTATTAGATTTATTAGGAAGTAATTTTAAAATTCAAAGAAATGGACTTAATGATGTGGAGTACAGAAAATTATTGAAATTTGAATTAGCATTATTACAATTCTTAGGAAGTCCACAAGAAATTATCAGAATATTATCAGAATATTTTAAATTAAATGAAACTGAGTTCAGAATACTTGAATTATCTGGGAAAATTCTTATAAGTATTCCAGAAAAATTAGATAAAAAAGAAGTTTTTAATTTAGTAAAAAAAATTAAAGGTGCAGGTGTAGGTTTAGAAGTTATTAATGGAATTTATGTAGAAGATTACTTAATTTCAGAGTTGCACGAAATGACACTTGAAGAAATAGAAAAGATTACACTAGCAAGAGATGAGTATTATATTGAAATGTACAGTTTATCAGAATTAGAAGAAATGAGTTTAGAACAAATAGAAAAAATTAAAATTTCAAGGAGGTAAAAATGGCACAATGGATAGAAGACCCACAAGGTAGACCAGAGGTCGAAAAAGTCACAAAGGAACTAAAATTACCAGTTTGGAAAGCAAATCATAAAGGTAAATTTAGAGATTTTTGGAATGAACTATGGGATAAAATAGAGGATTACATACTTAAACTAAAAGGAGATACAGAAAAGAATTCAAAAGGCTTAAATGATAGGCTTATATCGGCAGTTGGAAAACATGATGGAGATTTTCCTATAACAAACGCAGTAGTTGGAAATGTCTATTATTCTGAACTAACAAAAAAATATTATAAATGTAAAGTTGGAGGACCTGCTCCAATGCCAAATGGAAATTTTATAGATATGTCTATACTAGAAAATCTGTATAGATTGGAAGATCTAATCAAAACGGATAATTATAATCAACAAAATTCTGGGTATTTTGAGTTGTTTGGCAGAATAATTTATTATGGAAGTTTTAAATACGCTAGTTCATCCAATTATATTCAAGAATTTTCTTTACAAAGAGACATTGAAAATTGGCAAAATGCAAATGTTATCTGTACTCTAAGAGAAATTAATCAAAAATTTATAGATAAAACATTTTCTGCAAAAATGACTAATAAAAATATATTATCTGTTAGAAGTAACTTATTTAATGCAGAAACAGTTACTATATCATTTTTAATTATAGCTAGAGTTTAAACATTTCCAACTACTATAAAAGTTCCGCTTACATTTTGTAAACTAGTATTACTGTTATTCACTCTAATTGTAACTTTATTTGTGTTTATATAAGCCATTACTGTTAGATTTCCAGAAGTTCCCGTATGCCAAGGAACTATAGAAATACTTGCACTATTAAAAGTAATAGGGATAGTAATATCTGTACTTTAGTTAAATCTAATATTTTTAAAAATACCATACACAATTGCGATATTTGAAAATTTTACTACACTAATATCATTGTGATTTTCAACTTTGATTAGATTTTCCAATCTATACAGATTTTAAAAATCTATTTGTGATGGAACAGATAACCTAAAATACTAATTTTTTGAAAGGAGTAAATTATGTTTTATATATATTCAAAAGAAAAATTACCAAAACTGTTATTTGATGTAAACTTAACATCAGATGAAGTAAAACTTTATGGAGGTTGGGATGTCATTTTTGGATATTATCCTAACATTCAAAAAGATAATTCAACGATAATTGAAAGAGATACACCATTCAACTATCCAATTTTTGATAATAACACAATAAGAGAAATGACAAGAGATGAAAAAGTTGAAAATGATATTGAAATAACTCTTGAAGTTGGAGAGTTTATAGAAAACAAGAAACTTATAAAAGTACCTAAGCCACAAGGAAATGATAAATACTTAAATTGGGATACTGAAAAACACTTGTGGATACTAGACACAGAAGCACAAAGAAAAGATTATTTTAATGTTATAGATGATTTTAAAACTACATCTTTGGAGTATGGTTTTGATTATAAGGTTGATGGAAAAGAACACAGACAGAAATGCAGAGATAAAGATATCATCTGGATAGCTATGTCAGCTTTATTGCTATTCTTAGTTAAAACATTTATGGGAAAAGAAATTAAAAAGACTTGGTACTTTGAAGATGATTTTGGAAAAGAAATGGATCTAATGGGTTTCATTCAATTAATGTTTTTTGGAAGTACATTTATTCAATCTGTTTATGATACAGAAAATTACTTCAAGACAAAAGTTAACCCAAAAGAACTTACAAAATCTGAGTTTGAAGCAAAAAGAAAAGAAATACACAATGCACTGGCAAAAGGCTAATTTAAAGAGTTCCTATTATTAAAGGTAGCTATATAAAACTACCTTTAATAAAACTCTTTAAAATTGATATTACAAGGTCATTTTAATAATTCTTATATAAAGAAATAAAGGAGTTGATAAGTATGTACACTTTATCACAAACCAGCTTGGATAAATTAAAAGGAGTACATCCAAACCTGGTAAATTTTATGAAAGAACTTATAAAAATAAGCCCCTGGAACTTTAAAATAACTGCTGGGGTTAGAACAGCTGAGGAACAGAATAAATTGTATCAGCAAGGAAGAACAGTGAAAGGAATAAAAGTAACTAAAGTAGATGGGTATAAGCTAAAATCTAATCACCAAGTTAAATACGATGAATTAGGTTACGCTGTAGATATTGGTGTTTTGGTAACAGAAAAGGTTATAGAAAAAGTTAAAGAAAATGGGAAAGAAGTAGAAAAAGAAATTGAAAAAACAGTTTATAAGGGAAGTTGGAAAGATTTCCATTACTATCAAGACATATATAACACAGCTAAAAATGCTGGATTGTTAGAAAAATATGGCATTGAATGGGGTGGAAATTGTTGGAAATCATTTAAAGATGCTCCACACTGGCAAATAAAAGGAGCAGATAAGGCAGATTTTAAATAATAAACAGTCTGGACAGACAGTTATTATAAAAATTTTAGGAGGTAAAAGAATGGAATTAGTAAAAAATTATATTTGTAGTATTACAAAACAAGGTTGGATTGGTATAGCATTAGCTTTAGGAATTATTATAGTTATAGTAATATCTAAAAAGAAATATGCAGATACAGTGGAAAAGGCAATAAGACTTTCAGAACAATCATTTAATTCAGGAGAGGGTCAAAAAAAGTTAGCAGCAGCAATTGCTTATATTCAAAATGCTATAACTTTAATGCCTTGGTATGTAAGATTAGTAATAGTTCCTGTAATAAACAAAAAAAGCATTATAGATGCAATAGAAAGAACATTACAAAGAATATCAAATACATTTGGAAAAGGCTCTAAAGTAGATATAAAAGGTAATGAAGATGGAGAAAACTAAATTAAAATTAGAGTTTATTTCAAACAAAAAAGCAGTTTTACTCCAAGATTATATCTACTCTATCAATGGCTATGATATTAAGGTGTTTAGAGGTTTCATCACTGATGGAGCCTCTGTTCCTAAATCTTTGCAGTGGATTTATAACCCATTTGGAAAATACATTAATGCAGCAGTTATACACGATTATTTATACAGTTGTTATAACAATACTGGAATTAATCGTACCTTAGCAGATAAGATATTTAACTTTATTATGAAAGAAACTGGGATAGATAACAGAACCAGAAGAAAATTTTATATGGCAGTTAAATACTTTGGAGCAACATCCTGGAAAACTAAATTGCAAAATGAGGGATACAAGGATAGAGCTGTTATAGATAGAACCAAAGAAGCCAGAGAGTATTATGCATATTGGTATGATAAATTAAAATTATAGGGGTTGGTAAAGTGGTATTTTTAATAAAATTAGGAGCATATTTTATTGCTTTTTTGATATGGCTAATTGGAGGCTGGGATACTCTTGCAAAAGTATTATTTGGGTTAATGTTTCTGGACTATTTAACAGGATTAATTGTTGGATACAAAATGCAAAACCTTAATTCTAAGAGAGCTTTTAAAGGATTAAGAAAAAAACTTTTAATATTAGTTATTTTATGTGGAGCAAGTTTAATGCATAAATTAGTTCCAGACTTAGCATTTAGAACTCTTGTAGGAATGTTTTACTGTGCAACAGAATTATTAAGTATAATAGAAAATGTTGCAAAAGTAGGAGTTCCAATACCTAATAAACTTAAAAAAGCATTGGAGCAACTAAGAGAAGAAGATAAAAAAGAATAA